AGCCTGCATCCAGTAAGAAGTTTGAATACCAGTCGTATCAACAAAATTGACTGTAGCGTCATTCAACGTAGGGTATGGATGTACTCCGTTTGCTATATAGTTATAACTATCAGCACTTATTGACTGATAAGTTCCTTGATAATTTTGAGGAAATACTGTTAATTGTACTGACATATTATACCGATTGAGTTCTAAAGGTTTTTGACTTCTCTACTTCAAAAGTATATTGTATTAATTTATCATTTGCTACTGTTTTCTTTTGGTAGCTTTTTGTTAATATTCTAACAGGAGTTATATAAGTATTAAAACTCATACTATTTACTGTAGGAGTATCAGTTGAATCATACGCTTTTAAAATATATACTTCAGGACTATTTATTAATTCTTCAAACCAAGTAGATTCAGTTTCTGAAATGTAGTCTGTATTTATTTTTATTTTCTCAGTAGCGTTACGTCTAAAGGTTTTTTTACCTCCTCTGTAGCTAGATGTTCTATATACTTGTTGATTCCAAGTTCCTTCTAATTGGTTATACGAACTTTCTTTCGTACTTATAGTTTTTATTGACTTTTGAGTAAAAGTATAATAATCCCAAGTACCCCATTGATTCATCCACGCAAGACGAATAGGTACATACCCTTTATATTTTGGACAAAGCACATTGACTCTGTATTCTTGACTTATATCTACACTACCATTACCTTCAGCTTTATAAGTGTAATACTCTATCTCTCCAGCAGTTAGAGCAGTATCTACTGATGAACTCCAACCTCTTAAATTAGCAGGAAAGACACCAACGTGTAATAGTCTATTAAATATTTGGTCTTGGGCATTAGCAACAAATGCTCCATTATTAAAATCTACCTCATACTCTTTGTCAAAACTAGAGCCATCGTATTTATGGAATGTAAATTTGATTTCTTTCATACCATTAACATCATTACCATAAATTCCTGTTTCTAATAATATTGCTGAAGTTCCATAATCTTCAGGGTTTGCATATTGTATAGTAGGAGCATTAGTTAAAAATCTATGAGTAGTAGGAGAACTTGCTCCTGCATCTAATTTGAATATTCCTAAAGAATACCCAAAATCATTACCATCACTAACTATCTCGTCTTCATAAGTTAAGTAGCCATTAAAGAAAACATAGTCATCTGAATTTACTGTTCCTGTTGTAAGCAAAGCTCCTGTTGAAGATGAAGGGTCTTCATACTCTACTTTAAATTGGCATTTTACATACCTTATACTATTCATTGCTCTACTGAATTTATCTATAAGATGTATAGGGAACTCTCCTTCAGAAAATACAACTTCTTTGTATTCAGAGCCACCTGAACCATTAGTATTATCAGCTCTTACAAAACTTTCTAATATTTGTCTTAAATCAAAAATACCTGCTCCTGCATTGTTAGGTACTGTTTTGAACGTTCCTATTAAATCAGAACTACCAGTCCCTGTTATTGGAGGAGAGCCACCACTAATAAATACTTTACATACAAACTTTACTCTCACTTCCTGAGCTACTACAGGATCATTAGTTATTGAAAATATTACATCCTGCCCTACAGGAAGATAGTTATATTTTGGCTTTTGTTTTATCGTACAGTTACTCATAATTTTATTCTTTTGTCCAACCTGCTTTAATTAATCCATCTAATACATCTTGCTTTATTGCATCTAACATATCGGAATCTAATACAGAATTTATTGCTTCTCCTAAAGGTTTTTGAAAGAAGCTAATTCCGTGTATTCCTTTAATCCAAATCACTCTTACTATTGCTGCCCTTAATCCTTTTGGAGACATATATTGACCTGTTGCTGAACGTGGTTGTAAATTCTTTTTTTTGATAAAAGAACCTATTCCTTTGGTTAGTCCTCCTTTCTTTCCTGTTCCTGTTCCAAACTTATACGGACTGTCTTGTCGTTTTCCTTTGTAGTTTATAAACCATCTACGACCTCCCCAACTACCAGCGTGGTCTCCTGTTTTTATTGTACCCCCAGCTCCTTTTACTCCTTTGTCTACAAAAGTTCCATAGTCTTCCATAAAGAATTGCAAAGTATATCCATTAGCAGTTTCTTTTACGTTTGCTCTAATAGACTTTTCTAACCTACCTCCTCCTTTACCTTTGTTTTTGAGGATTGCCCTAGAACGCTTTACAAACTGCTTACCTACACTATTTAAGTAATTCTCTACATTCTTCATTATACAAGAGCTACAAATATTTCACATTGAACATCTGTAGTTGCTGATGGTTTAGCTTGTATAGTTACAACATCTGCTAGTCCAGTAAAAGCTGGAGTTGAATCTGCTTCTCCTAATACTGCGTCTTCTGCTTGGTATAATACGTGAGAACCTCCTGCTCTTACAGTTGCTTGATAATTAGTTGCTGACGTTACAAAAGCTAATATCATATCATCAGTTGTACTTAAATTAGTGACTCTAATATACTTAGCGTTTTCTACGTCTAACGCCCCTGCTGATGAATGAGGAGTTGAGCCAAACGTTGCTATTGTTGTAGTATTAGAGTGAGCTAGTGTTAATATTCTTTCCATCACATCAACTATATTTGATGTAGTTAATGAATTTGAAGAACCTCTTGTAGCTCCATTGAGTATTACTGACTCACTTATTGTTACTGTTAAATCTGCCATATTTATTTATTTTTTAATATTGTTAGTATTGTATTTATTTTTTCTTTTAATTCCTCCATATTTTCAGCGTTCTTTTCGTGATGCTTTGAGAATGTATCTTTAACTTCACGAATACTAAAAAAGAAGAAGTTATATAATGCGTAAAAACAACCTAAAAGCAATACTACATTTAGACCATAACTCTCTATTAATTGTAAAACTTCTTCCATTATATTTTAATTCGGATAGTTGGAGGTATTATCTGTATCTCTACTTTTCCTATTTTTATCTTGTTTAATTTCTTTATATATTCAATCATTAGAATCCTGAGCCTCTTGTTTGCGGATTAGGAACGCCACAAGCATTGAAGTCGTTTTGTACTAATACTCCTATATTAAATACCCAACCTGCACAAAGATTATCAAATCTTTCAGCAAATGGTTCTAAAGTATATTGTCCTTCAGTAAAGTATATTGGGAAATTTATATCATTCGTTCCATAAGGTACGCCATCATTTGAATACATTGACTGATCTCTTGAGTGCCGAAGCATACTAATAAAATCTGTTGCTATTTGTAGCATCTCACTATATACAGTCTGCTCATCAGATAATGGTTTGTATAATTTATTAAAAACAGTTGCAGTATTCCTTCCTGCTGATTCTCTATTTTCTGTCCAATTACTTTCTTGACCAGTCATTGACATAATAAAGATTTGAAAGTTATACGTAAGCTGACTATCTCCTGTTGTTACGTTTACAGGATTAATATGTAGTAAGGGAAATTTAGTATTCTTCTCTAAGTCAATTTCGTATATATCTCCTACTGATGTTGTTTGTATTCCATAATGTTTCTCTGCCATTAAAAGCAAAGTATTTACTACATTATTATATGTCTTATTATTTACCATTCAGTTTTACTTTATTTTGTGAGTTTAAATCTGTTTCATAACTTAACCAAGTCAGGCACTCTAATAAACTCAAATTCGTTATACTTTCCAACTTACTTATATCCTGATTACAAAGCCTATGCATCACTCCGAACCATCCCCATTTTTCTGCGAAACTTTCGCTTGCAATCGCTCTGTCATTACCTTCATCCTCTTTATCAAAGATGATGGCAAAGCTATTAAGAGTTCTTTGACGAAACTCCAAAAAAAAACCAGTGCCGATTGCACTTCTTCTGCTTTCATCTTTCTCATTATCTCTGTACGGACTTCTATATTCCCATCGTACTTCTCAATAGTATAGAATTTATTTTTCTTTTCAACTATTGGTCTATACAGTATTGCCATAACTTCAGGCAAATGTTTGTGAATCCCCATTTTTAAAAACGTCTCCAAATCTGCAAACTCTCCGAGAGTTATTCTGTCTAAACTTGGATGGAATCCGTACTCCTTCCCTTCTATTTCAATTATCCTTTTTAAAGAACTATTTGCTTGGTGCTGTAACAACCCCACTCTTTCCATAATAGCTGAAACATCTCCTATACTTAATTCCTTTACAAGTTTCTTAGGTATGTTAGATAATTCAGTTATCGTTCCCAACGCTTCTTCTGAAGCACCCTTCTCTTCAAGGTCTACAATTCTGAGCCATTTTTCTAAAGTTACTTCTGACCAACTGCTTATTACTTTGTAATTTCTAGTCTTTTTGCCCTTCTGTATTTTGACCTTCATAATATATAATATAAAAAGTTTGTATTTAGTTTAAAGTTTGTATATTCGCCATCATTTCTTTTAGTTTCCATTTTGTCGTAAGGGGGGTAGTCGTAATTGGCTACCCTTTTCTATTGCACAAAATACCTACCTGCATTAGGATTATCTAAGTGATATATAACATTATACCTCACTCCGTCAATACTATGATTGTAAGCATCTACATATAACTTAGAACCTTTGTCTGCATATACATAGTTATTAAGCTCTTTAGCTATATTAGTAGACTCAGGAGATATAACAATATGAAAATCTTGCATCCTTGTAATACCACTTTCAATAGTTCCCTTTTTTACAGGTTTTATATTAACTCCTAGATGTCTTAAATCTGCTATTAGTCTAGGCTCTGCACTATCTGCAATTATAAGCATATTATCTACTTTGCTTAATACTATCTTTGCTAACTCGTGAGACTTTAATCCATTCTGATATATATGCTCTTTTAAATATATCTTCATTTTCTTTTTATCAATAGCTACTTCTGTTAGTGAGTCAGGATCAACTGAGAATCCAAAATCCATTCCACAACTAGTTTGAAGACCATCAGGATTAAATTCTCCTATACTCCAATTAGTAAATACAACACCTTCTGCTTTGTCTAGCCAACCTCCTAATATCTTATGGTTATATTTCTTAAAGTTGTTATGCTTAATGCTCTTAATACGCTCTAAGAAGCTCGTAGAGAGATTATCTTTATTGTCTAGGTATGTACTATGAATATAGCATACATTGTCTTTAACGCCATTAAATCCTGCTTCTACGCCTTTATTCTGAAAGAACCTGTTATATATCCAGTGTTCTTTAGTAACAGGATTCAGTATCAGTATGATTCTATTTTGCACATCTTTTTCTCTAATACTTAAATCAATAGTATCGAATATATCTTCGTCTATTAATTCTTCTGCTTCATCTAATACCCAGCAACTAATTCCTTGTAATGACTTTAGACTTGCAGTCTGATTAC